CCGGGGGTCTTTCCCATATCACCATCCGTCATATCCCCAGAACTTTTTATACCCACACCCCCCTCTTCATTAGGGTTTTCACCTAGTACCGTAACAGGTGTTACGGTTGTTAGGGTTAACCCTATAACAGGTGTTACGGTCGCATCCGGTGAGGTTTGGGTTATGGCGTTTTGGTCGTCTGGAAGATTTGATTCAGTGTGTGGATCGCTAAGATGACCAGATTCAGTGTGTGGATTACTAAGCAAGGTGTGGGCGCTGCGCGCGGCTCGCGCGGGGGGTGCCGCCCCGGTGGGGTCGCTGCCCTGGCCTTCAGCTGCCGCACCGGGGTCGGCATCCTGGGCAATGACCGGCAATGCCGGTACATCGATAGCCTGGGCGCGCAGCGCGGCCCGGAGATTCTCTAGCAAAGCCGCGCGCGCGCTGCCGGCGTCAGTTGTCTGCACAATCTCCCGCCGTTCTGTGAATGCTGCCACCTCTGTCACCTTGCCGAGCAGCTCCAGGGCGCGCAGTCGCTGGGCCGGTTTGATGTCATCGTCAATGGCCGTTGCGGTGAGCCGTTCGATGACCAGGGCGCGCAGAGCCGCAGGCGTTGCATATTTCCTCGCCTCGTTTGCCAGTCTCAGCGCGTCGATTTGGGCGGCTATTTTGGGATCTTGTTTCAGCCGGTGCGCCTGATGCCCGACATGGATCGGTGCAGCCTGGGTATCGTATGCCTCTCGGTATGCCTTTGCAGCTGGTTTGCCCATTGCGACTCCCTCTGCGAATGCTCTCTGTTTGCTTGTTAGTCTTGTCTCTTTAGTGCTGGCAACACCCAGGACAATCGTATCGATGGGAACGGACTGCAGGCCTTCGGCCACCTGCGCCCGCGTTAGCTTTCGCGGCTTTTTGCCACCGGGTATTTTTGCGGTATCACTCATGCGCGCGATTCTATCCCCGCTCTCGCGGCCACGCTAGACCCGCCCGCCTTCGGCATCAGGGTAAGCACCTAGATAATTTGCACCCGACATATTGACAGTCAATAGCCTGGGCATGAGAATAAGCGCGTCGCAACAGTCGAAACCGAACGCAACCCACCTACTAGGAGCTCACCATGCAACTCTCATACGCTTACCGAACCAATGACCCCATGGAGGCCTTTGCTGCCTCTCACCCCGATGAAGCCGCCTGGATTCGCCAAGCCGCGCCCCGGTTTGGCTTCGCCCAGGCAATGGCGGACGCCATCGCCCGATGGGGATCCCTCACCGCCGGCCAGCTTGCCGCCGTCACCCGCTGCGCGCAGCAAGACGCCGAGCGTGCTGCAAACCGCGCCAGCGCGCCCCGGCCCGCTGCCGCCCAGCTGCCGCAGCTGCACGCCGTGCTACAGAAGCACGCCAAGTTTTATGCCGGTGATTTGACCCTCTCGCGCCGGCGCGAGGATCAGCTGGTCTGGATTAAGCACGCACACGCAGAAAAAGTGATCGGCAAGATCGACCAGGGCGCCCTCTCGCTCTGGAACCGCCCAGGCGTCGATCTGGGCGCCGTGCGCGCAATGCTTGACGAGTTTGAGGGCGCGCCCCTGCAGGCTGCTATCAAATTCGGCAAGCTCTCCGGCCGGTGCTGCAGTTGCGGCCGCGAGTTGACGAACGACGGCAGCATCGACGCCGGTATCGGCCCGATTTGCGCGCAGAAATTTGCCTGATCGCATCCTGATGCGCCCCTCACTTGGGCGCATTGGAATGCGGATCCCCCGCAGAACCCTGGAGTAACCCCATGCGCTTTAGCTCTGACCCCTTCTTGAATAACGCAATCGGCTTATCGACCCTTTTCGCCGTGTTGACCATCGCCCTCGGCTTGATCGTCGGCGCCATCACCCTCTGCGCCGCCGCCGTGTGCTTGGCCTGCATCGCCGTCCCCCTGGCCGCTTTGCTCATTGAGGGAGCCCAGGCATGAACCGCACTCAAGCCCTCGCCATCGCATCACGCGCCGTGTCCCTTTGGGGACGCGGTACGAGTTGGACAGTCTCGCATCCCTGGGATCGCACCGATCCCGCCGGCCCGAGCACCACCTACAGCTGCAACAGCTACGCCCAGGCGCGATTGTCTGCCGCCCGCACTCGCGCGCGCGTCGCCCTGGCCCTGCTGGGACAGTACAACCACGACACCGAATGCACGCTCTCCCAGCGCGCCGGCAGCGCCCGCGATCTAGTGCGCGCCGCCCTCGACGAATGCCCGTGCGGTGAATGCCGCACCCGCCAGCACTCATTCCGCCGTGTTGTCTACAACGGGACGCCCGGATGGATCGCTACCCGCCGTGAGCACGGCATTTTTGTCGGCACGGCATTCGGCGTCACCCGCGCCGCAGCTGTCGCCGCCTTTAGTCAACCCCAGGAGTAACCCCATGCGAATCATCTACATCCAAGACCCCGGCCACGGCTGGATTCAAGTTCCGGCATCCCTGGTGCGTGAGCTCGGCTGCAAGCCCTCTCAGTACAGCTACCTAGACCGGTCAAACGACCTAGCGTATCTCGAAGAGGACTGCGATGCCGGCCCGTTTATTCGCGCCCTGCGCGCTTCCGGCGTAGAGCCCGAGATCGTCGACCACCACATAAACCACGACGCAGCCTGCCGCGCGCTGCCCCGCTGGAGGTAACTCCATGAAAAAACAAATTCTCCCATCATGGCGCGCCGTGCTGCCGCTGCTGCTGCATTCGGTGCATATGCAAGGCGCCGATAGCCCAGGCGGGCGCGAGATTGCGCGCCTAGCCGAATTCGCCGACCAATGGAATGCTACCGCGCCTGCCCTCTTGGAAATGCTCGCAGAGGCCCGCGAATGCATCATGGACGAAGAACCCGCCGCCGCCCTTGAGAACATCATGCGCGCCCGCCTGCTAGTGGAGGGTGACCAATGAACCCGCCTCCGCTCTGGCAGCAAATTGCCGGCGCCCTGGTTGCCGCAGCCGCCCTCTACATTTTCGCCCTTGTCTGTCTGTCTTACTAAAAAAAGGAGTCTGAACCATGATCGGAATCGAAACCAAGAGCCTTCCGGCCACGAACACGCGCCCGCGCCGCATCCGCGCATTCACTTGCAACGGCCATTCTCTAATCGTGCCCTACGATGACAGGGGCACCGATGTTGCCGCGCATTTCAAAGCCGCTCAAGCTTTGATTCGGGCGCAATTCACTTATTCCGAGCCCCCTGCCACCATGACCTACGGAGGAACTCGGTTCGGCTATTTCTTTTGCTGGCCGCAATCCACCATTGGGGAGGCAGCATGAAAACCTATCGTAACTTTAGCGATGTTCCCGTGCGGGCCGCCTATCTCGGGAGCACCTACGGTGACGGATCGATTGACGAAACAACCGCCGACAGAATAGACGCCGCGCTTGAGCCGGTTTGCCTCATAGATGACGAGGGCATCAAGCACTATTTTTCAATTGAGGAGGTGCGGTAACCATGCAAGTGCATCTAACCCTCAAATCCAACAACGCAAAGACCGGGCCGATCCCGGTCAGTACTACCGAGCGCGACAGCTGCCCGGACGATTGCGCGATGCGTGCCGATTGCTACGCCGACACGGGCCCGCTAGCCCTTCATTGGGGCGCGGTATCGGCCGGCACCAGGGGCACGGACTGGCCGACATTCACGCAATCAGTAGCAGCCCTGCCCGACGAACAATTGTGGCGCCACAACCAAGCCGGCGACCTGCCCAAAAAGGGCGCCAGCGTTGACCCGGTCAAATTGGGGCAGCTGGTGGCCGCAAACCGCGGGCGCCGCGGGTTCACCTACTCGCACCACAGGGACGCTGAATCCCTGGAATGGATCCGCCACGCGAACGAATGGGGTTTTACTGTGAATCTGTCGGCCAACGATCTAGCCGACGCCGACGCCCTGGCCGCGACAGGCGCGGGCCCGGTGGTGGTGGTGCTGCCATCGAACCAACTTACGGCCACGACAACCCCCCAGGGGCGCCCGGTTGTGGTCTGCCCTGCCGCGCGCATGGACTACATGACCTGCGCGACCTGCCAGCTCTGCCAAAAGGCAGACCGGGCAAGCATTGTCGGATTCCCCGCGCATGGTAATCGCAAGCGCGTGATTGACATTCGTTTAGAGCGCGCCGCGTGAGGTGGCGCGCAACAGGAAGCCCCGGAACAGGGGTTGTTTAGTGGTGCTAGCGGCCGCTACTTTTTGGCTGCTGCTAGCTTTTCTTTTCGTGTTTATTTAGGAGTGTCTGATATGACCGATATTGAGAAACGATGGACTGCAGCTGCCACACGGCAGCTGATCGGGCGCCGGATTATCCTGGTGCGCTACATGACTCAGGAGGAGGCCGACGATGTTGGCTGGATTAGCCGGCCCGTGGTGCTGGTGCTGGACGATGGGAATCTAATCTACCCGGCGGCCGACGATGAGGGCAACGACGGCGGCGCCCTCTACACCAACAACGAGCAGAACCCCGTTCTGCCGGTGATCTAAGGGGCGGGCAATGGGTTACTTTTCTAAGACTTGCGCGAAGACGCACCTACCCATTGTCGCGCCCGCGCGTGGCATCCCCAGGCTGAATATGGTGGTGGCTCTGCTGCCCGATGGCAGCCGCGTGATCGGTAGTTACAACGGCTACGGCAGCATCGACACCGATGCTGGCAGGGTAGAGCTGCACGACGATTGGGAGAGGGTGAAACTGGTGCTCCAGGAGCACTACGCGGGCGAAGCCTACGACCAGCTTGGAAAGTCGGGCGACGAACTAGCGCAGGGCTATTTTATGAGCCGCGAATTCTTGCACCATTGCCTAACGCACGGCCCATTCAAAGACCGCGCCGCATATACGCGCGCATTTAAGAAGCTCGCAAACTGGTAGGGGCAGGCATGGAAACACAACGCAACAACAGCGGGCCCATGCGCGTCGAGGCCTGGGATTACGAGCTCACCAGGGAGGATGTAGCCGCTATCCGGCGGCTGCGTGATAAAGGCTGCGCCGTGAGCGTGTTTGTGCCTTGCGAGGTGCAGCACTCTAACGCGCGATTGATAGAGGAGGAAATGGTATCTGCCGGCTGGCGGAAAATTGATTGGGATATGACTAATTGGCTGCTGGAACGCGGCTACAACCAACGGAGAGAAGAAAATGCCTAACTATTGCAACAATGAATTGAGACTGTCGCACGAAGATCCCGCCATGATGAAGCGCGCAATTGTCGCGTTCCGGGCGGGCCGATTCCTGGACGAATTCGTCCCGATGCCCCTGGAGCTCTCGGGCACGAAAGCCCCGAGCGACAAACCCAATTGGTACGATTGGCGCGTGGCAAATTGGGGCACGAAGTGGGATATTGGCGGCGACGCCGGCGACGATATCCAGATTGACGAGCGGACTTGTGCGTTCTCTTTCGAGAGCGCCTGGGCGCCGCCTCACGCAGCCTACCCGGTATTGGTAGGGTTGGGGTTCAATGTGCTGGCGTACTGGCATGAGCCGGGTATCGGATTTGCCGGCCGATTTATTGATGGCATCACCGAAGACTTCGACCTAGACGAAGCCGACGATCTCGCTGCCTTGCCAAAGGATCTCGACGAGGCTATGGGCATTTCCACATGGGCGGAGATTGACGAATGAACTACGACGCTATTCGGCGCGCCCTGCCGGGGTATGCCGTGATCCTGGTATCGCCCGAAGCATTGTCAGGGCTGCATCCGACGGACGCAGAGGATGCCGCCTGGGCGGCTATCGATAGCGCAATTGAGCGTTACGAGGAACTGATCCGGGAGGACGAGGAGGAATGAGCCCCGATTGCCAGATGCACAGCAAGCACGATGGCAGCTGGTGGGAGCACGACGCGCAGGGCATCCCCCTGGCGCGCGTATGCGACCATTGCCGCACCGCCAAGCTCGCCCCGTACCGGCCTGAGATTCTCTCGGGCTACACACAAGCCGATGTTGATGAACCAATTGATGAGGAATGAAATGACATTACTAACCGGAAACCAAATCGAAGGCGCCCGCCTGCTAACCCTGCGCGCCATGCTCACCCTGGAGATGAAGGGCATGACCCGCTCCCGGAGCCCGAGCGCCTATTCCATCCTCAAGGGCATGGGCTACCGCGGCACGCGCGCCCAGGTGCTCGCCCAGATGGACGAAATCCGCAACGAACTGTTGGGGGTTGAGAATGTCTGACGAAATCATCCGCGCCTACAAATTCGCTCGGACACAGCAGCAGATAAACGCAATTGACGCCTGCCATGATGTTGCCGATTGGCATGGTGTACCCGCGGCCGATCTTGCGGCCTGGATCATTGCCAGCAACACCGAGCACCCCATCACCAATCAACGGCTAGCCCTTATCTAATCATGAATCTACGACTCTATGGGGGCCGAGTGCCCCTGCCCTCCGCCCAGGCTGATCACCCGATTGTCCTGGTGGATTTCCCAGACCGCGCCACATTCGATTCGTTCTATGGCAAACAGGTCACAGCCGAAAGCCTAGACCGCCAATGGGGCATTCTCAAGGGTAGGGCACAGGGGAAATCCTTGACTGACGCAGCCAAGGACTACGGCATCACTAAAGAGAGGGTGCGGCAGATCGAAGCGAAGTTCCTGCGCCTGATGCAGAAGCACTACCAAAGAGCGCCCGCTTGAGCGGGTACATAGCTTGGAAAAGGCCGACTCGGATATGAAAATCGTTGAAGTCTTCACCGGGTGTTTCACTCAGCCAGTATGGCTTCTGTGCATCCCGAGCAGCCTTTTCCCCGACGCCGTTCGGATCATTGTCAGCGACCACGATCCCGCCGGGGATGCCGCCCGCTACCGCCTTCATGTTGCCTGCCGAGAAGCACACATAGAGGGTGTAGCGCACCTTCATAGCCTGCATGACGGCCCGGATGCTGAGTGCCGTGGCGTACCCCTCGCAGAAGATGGGGACTCCTTTTGCGTCAATCACGAACGATGCCCCCTTCGTCTGCTGACCATAGAGGAACTTCTTGCCCCCCTGGCTATCGATGAGCTGGCACCCAACCAGACGACCGCCCAGGCGCATCGGTATAACTAGTAGGGCTTGGCCGTCCTCGGTATGCCAGACATTCCCGATTGCATCTTTAAAGCCCTTCCTCTCCAGATATGGGTGGGGTTCGGGCTTCACTTGATGCATGATCCATCCGGCTTTGCGGGCTGCTTGCTGCGCTAGCTTCAGCCGCTCCTGGTCGGCGTGTTGCACCGCGCGGCGCACGGCCTGGGCCTTGTAGTCCGTAGTCTCGCTGCGCCACATCTCGGGCGCGTCCATAGTCGCCCAGTTCTGCACCCAACCCACATCGCCTAGCCACTTGTAGCGGCCGTTGCGCTTGTGGGGATGGTCTTCTGTCGGTACGGCCACCCACTTACCGGGCACCAGGGATTGAACGAACAGCCCATGAATGCGGGCAAAGTCTTCAAATGTCATCCTTGCGCTCCAACCCGGTTGCGGGACTTCACCCAGGCTATGTTGCGGCTGCGAATCCACCGGGCAGTCTGATCGCTGGTGGGTATCGTGATTTGCTCCAGGCCGCGCGGCCATACGCCAAACTTCTCGCGGTACTTATGGCTCGCCCAATTAGGGTTGTAGGCGCGCTGGTTGGCGTAGTGCAGCAGCTCCGAATAGAACACTTGCTTGTTGGACTTCTCTGTCCTGCCGCCCGTGTAGAGTTCCTCCAATTCACCGGCCACAGCCGACACTTGGTTGCGGCGCTGGCGCACATGGCCGCAGGCGGGGCAGCTGTCGAGCCCGCGGGGCCATAGGTGCCCGCAGGCAGGGCACTTGCTGTCCTGCTTGTCCTTCTCTGTCGGTTCCTTCTTGGCCTTCTCGACCTTCTTGTCTAGCTCCTGGACGCCGTCCTCAAAGAGCTCATCCCAATCATCCCGGAAGCGCAGGTAGTTCCCGGAGTGATCCAACCAGACGGCAAACTCTTTCGAGGGGTGAGGGCGCATCACCCGGCCCATCTGCTGGACATGGGACGATAGGCTCTTACTGAATGGCCTGGCAGACACGCCGATCTTCACATCAGGAACATCAAACCCGCGTGTGAGAATGTCGGTGGCGATGAGCCCGTGTATCTGGGTGTCAGGCCGAGCGAAGTCTTCGATGGCCTGGCGCTTGAACTCGTCGTTATCCTTGTAGCTGATGCTGACGAAGTTGAACCCCTTGCGGGCGAACTGCTCGACCAGATCGGCGCCGTGCGCTACGCCAGCACAGAACACAATGGTCTTCTCGGGCTTGCCGTAAATCTCATGGGTCTTCTTGATCCACTCCTCGACAATGTCCCCGGTGATCTTCATGCCGCGCTCGGTGACCTCGTCCTGCGCCCACTCGCCGGCCACCTTCTTAGCGCCCGACATATCAATCTCTTTGGCGATGTAGACCTTGAGCGGCGTCAGCCACTTGTTCATCACCAGCCATTCGTTCGTGGCGCCACACACCACATGGTCGTAGGTGTCGCCCAGGCCTTTCGTGAATGGGGTGGCGGTCAGCCCGACCACCATGATGTCGGGGTTGGCCTTGATGAATTCGGTGGTCTGCTTCCTGGCTATGTGGCACTCGTCCACGATGAGCAAGTCCACCTTGGGAAAGTCAGAGCGCCGCTCCAGGGTCTGCGCGCTGCACACTTGCAGCCGCTCTGTTTTGTCGAACTTCCAATGGCCCGACTGATACACGCCGTGAGGAAGGCTGTACTTGGATAGCCGCATACTGGTTTGATCGACCAGCACCAGCCGGTCAAGCACCATCGCGGCCCGCTTGTACTTCTCGCGGGTGGCCTTCATCAAGTAGATGGCGACCTCTGTCTTGCCGAATCCGGTGGGGGCGTACAGAAGTTGCGACCTATGCCCCCGCCGA